TCCTCGTGACTGCATGCTGCATGCTAACTTATAAAGCGTGCCATTTCGTTCCCCTGAAGGAATGGTCTCCGGCACCTTGAACTCCGTCCCCGTCTCAACGCCTTCGTTCATCAGGTCGATGACGCTCTTATCAGCTTGCTGGATCCCATACTCCGAAATATCATATTCCCACGTGTACTGGGTGCCATTGGGATGGATGGAAGGCGGTAGCACGATGTACCCACCGTCCGCACGAATGTCGATTCCTTCCTTGCATGCGATCCTGCTCTTGGTAAGGCCCTTTGTGCGGTAGATGTAATGGTTACCGCCACGCCCTGTCAGAGTCATGGCTGTTTCCGGCAGTTCGCCGTGATCACGCTCCCACTCTCGGAGCGAATCATTTCCATCCGTTCCTTTTTCGTCATCTATATCTATATCGACAACAACCACTCCGCCGGACTGTTTACCACACGCCATCCCGATGTTGGAGAATGGATATGCGGTGAACATGGCCCGTACTGTGTCCAGGTTGGTGGTCGCATCTTTCAGACCGTGTTTGGTGATTGGCTTCTTGCCTTGCGCTTCCAGCGGGAAGACGGCAAGCCCCTGCGCGGCGTAACTCAATGCCGCATCTAACATGGTCGTTTTCGTTATGTGGTACTTATCAAATAATCTCTCATCCATTTTCCACTTCCAATAGTCTTATAATCCGTTCGCCAGAGGCTTCCGGAGTGCAGAATTGGAACTGCACCCCGTACCGCTCGGACATAGTTTTCATTGCTTTCGCAAGGCGTGGGCCTTCAATGCTTCGTGCTGTTTTGTGGAAATTAGGGTTTACCCAGTCCACCACATCGCTGACACTTTGGAAGCCGTCCCGATTCTCCACCAGTATGGTGAGACGGGCACCGAGCTTCTTTGCCAGTTTGCATTCTTCACGGAAACGAACGTGCTCTTTCCCGCCAATGTTGGCGGCGATCTCTTCCACGTTGGCTTTCGTATCAATCACGATGGTGCCACCAAACAGCATGTAATCGCCGACCACCAGTTTAGTGCGCACGACTTCAATGCCGTGCGCCTCAAAATACTGGTGTTTTAATTCATGTTTCTTGGCCTGTTGCCTTGTGTCTTCCAAGATGACCATTAGAACGGAACCGCATCATCGATAGCAGTAAAGGAGTCCTGAACCGTGTCCTTTTCCTCTAGTTTCTTCAGTTCCGGGACACGGAAGCGACCTTCGCGGATGTCTTCCACCGTTTTGACGGAACGAACCTCCAGGCGGGTGCCGATGGATCCATCGTTCTTGACGTATTCCTTTTCACCGAGTACCAGCCCGATGACCTTGTCTCGCAGTGTGTCTTCTTCCCATGCCCACTTATAGCCAGGATTAGAACCTTCGACCGCATTAGTGAACGCTTTAAACATTCCAGCGGCGGAGTCCTTGTACGAACGATAGAAGTCGCCGCCCCACCATCCGAACTTGCTGGCGGTCTCGAACCAGTAGTTTTTGAACTCGCCCTCCGCAAAGTCATACTCGATATGAAGGTATTCCTTATCAGGTGTGTCGGTTACGTCTACGATCTTGCAGACATATCCGCCCGCAGTCGGTCTTGCAAAGTCGCCGGATGCTTTTACATTTTCCCAATCGTTGATTTTTTTCATGTGTTATTCCTCCTCTTGAAGTAGCATTTCTTCTTTTAATTTCGCTTCACACTTTTGACTGAAGGTATGCTTCGTACTTGCTTGGTACTGGAAATTCCTTGCGTTCCATATCAGTACTCCTTCAGTGCATCCAGTACAATCTGAATGTCATTATCGATTACATCCTGTTCAAAGGCACCCATCGGCGTTTTGGCTGTCGTGGATCCATCGCTGTGAGTGATGAACTGGTAACCGCTTTTGGTGGCTTTCGACAACAGCACCGTGTTGAGCATGGTTTCTAACTTTATCTTCTGAAGTTTCCGCCCTGATGTGGCGATGCGTGTCAGCATGTAGCCATTATCCTCTGCCACTGTCTCAGTGTGCGCCAACAGGATGACCGTTAGGTCGTTCCGGAGTTTTCCGGCATATTTCACAATGCTATACACCGACATGGCAAGATCCGTCCATTTGTCGTATCCTTTCTCCTTGCTCCGGCGCATCTCTTCCGCTACCATGACAGCGTTGATGGTGTCAATTACAAGGAACTTGAACTGTGTCTGCGGGTTGTCGATGGTCAAAGGTTTGCCTGTCTTCGGGTCGGTCATCTGAAGGATATTTTCGCCGTTGACTATCATCATCATGCGCAGAATGTTGTTAGGATCATCCGTGCGAACATAGTTTCCGTTTTCAACGCTGTAGTCCTTTGCCCATCCACGCCATGACATGCCTTTGCCGTCTGCGTCAATGTAGAATGTTTCCGCTGGTGGAAGATTACGGAGTGAAGTGGTCTTGCCACTGCCGGACTCTCCCATGATACAGATTACTTTTGCCATTATTCCACCTCTCTTTCGCCCTCGTCCTTTTTAATGACGAGCTTCACCATGTCGCCTGTGCCGTGTTCCAGTGCCAGTTCAGCAAACTCCATTGCGGTGGTGGAATCCTCGAACTCATAATTGAAGTATCCTAATTCAACAACGTATTTCATAAAATCTCCCTTCTATTCTTCCGCCCATTCGGCGGCCTTGTCTGACAAATGTTCCATAGCCGGGTCACTGCCGATTCCGTAAAAGCCTTTGATCGCCCAGTACAGATTGTGCTTTTGCGTCCTCCAAAACCAGTTACACGCACTGCACTCATCTTCGCCCGGCGGCGTGATGTCTCCGCACCACTTACACTCTCCGGCGGGCTCCAGGCTGCATCCGCATCTATTACAATGAGGCTCCGACCATGTTTCTATATTTGGGGCATCGATTTCACAATGAAGCATCTGACCATCACGCCAGTCTACCAGTTCGTCTGCGATGCCCATTTTGCACCTTTTGCACCAATACATTCTCTTCCCTTTCTGCCCCGAAGTGTGTTATAATAATAGAAAGACAGTATTCAACAACCTTTCTGTTTGGCACCTTCGGGTGCCTCTTGTCTTATGGTAGTAATTCCTTCAGCAACTTAATGTCCGCTTTCGTCAGAGAAACGCATTTCTCGCCGTCTGTCCGGCAGATGAAGAACGGGCCAGCGATGGTGTCCGCCAGTTCGGGAATGTATCTGTTCGGCTCCATGTTGAATATCTTCCCCTCTTCGTTGCACACGATGGCAAGGTTTCCGCCGATGCAGTGCATCTCGAAATTGCCTTCCACTTGTTTCCGGAACCTTCTCCAGTCGTTGGCGATGGTTCTCACTTCTCCGAACCGAAATGGTTCATAATGTAAAACTGTGATGTACTTTTCACTCATATCTTTCCCCTTGCTTTCAAACCGATGTAGATGGCCTGAACCTGTTCGTCGGTCATGCGTGCCACCTTGTCTTTCCATTTCTTTCCCGGATAGGCCTGTGTTACCCGAAGTCTGATCACGTTGATGGATGCCATCACATCCTCCCTTCGATCTGTTCGATGACCGCCGGAGCGAGCGCAAACGAACCGAATGCAACTACGATTTTCAAGATTGTAACCAATGTCGTAATAATCATCTGTATCTAACCTCCTTACCACTCTTATCCACTGGTTCGATGGAACCGTTCATCAACTTACGATAAAACACTTCGCATGCCGGATGGTCATATCTCGTCTCGCCTAAGTCCGCATACTGACACGACACGAGTCTCCGGCGGCTGTCTGATGCGCCATCATGGAGCGGACAATCATAGCAGTGATACTTGAGTCCCTGAAGGCGATATTCATCCGCCACCGTTTCGGCAAACTCCTGCTCGAAAGTGATCACTGCCCACAGCGAACCGCCCGTTTCCCGCAGTTCGTAAGCAGGATCCTTGTTCGCCAGTTCTTGCATCGCCTCGTTGAACAACCGTTCAAATTCGGCAGGTGTAGCGGCGGCGACCACCTTCATTTGCTTGCATTTTTTCATTAAAAAAGCACCTCCTTCTTAATCGGTGCTTTCTATGATGCCCTATTCAATTCATCTCTTCAACATTTCACCAAAATCATAATTTTGGGAATAGTTGACGCCGAATTGAAAAGGGGAAAGCACCGTTTCCCAACTAATCATCTTCCCTATTTTTCAACGCTTCCAGTATCAGCACTTCTGCCATGTTAGACACTGACCGTTTTTCCTTTTCGGCAAGTGCCTTCAGCTTCTCCAAAATGTCTGCCGAAAGATTGAATGACGTTGTTATTTTCTCCATGCGCACCTCCTTCCAGATACAATAATATCACAATAGTTGTGACTTGTCAACAACTCTCAATAATGTTATAATGCCTTTAGAACAACGCAATATTTGAAGGAGGAACACATCATGGGACTGATTAAAAACGCCTTAAAACGCAAAATAGAGCCTCGAAAAAATGCCATTTATATGGATTGCCCGCCACAGGAAGAAAAAATACTGATGGCCGTTGGTAACGAATACGAATGCCGAATCGACACCCGAAAACGGCGCAAGGATGTAATTAAAAAACTCCATATTGGTGACTTCATCGAAGTGAAACCATACAAATATAAAAACTCGACTGCATTCATGTTCGTAGACCCACGCAGCCGTCTCGACATCGGTGTCATTGGTTCCGGATCAGCTGAGTATATCCGGAATACCTACGAACTGAAAGACCTTGTGATGCTGGGCGAAATTGTTGAGATACTTCCGCAAGGTGTCAAAGTGTTGACCAGGATTTACGGTCGAAGAAAGATATAAAAACGCAAAAGGCCCCGAGACTTTCGTCCCGGGGTTTCTTGCGCGTTACTATAATAAAAAGGAGCTACACAGCCCTTACGGCTGTCAAATGATTTTGGCAATATATGCTTTTCGCTTCTTGCCGTCCTTGATGTATGTGGTGACATAGCGTTCGCCATTGAGTACGAACACACATTCCATTTCGCCATCCAAAATAACCCTATGACGGCTTTTTTCTTTGCCTTTGACCGAATACTCGACAATGTAATTTTTACCGCTCTGACCATGGGAATACGCCCGCACGATGGTCATGCCGTCTGTGGTCATGCCTTGCGATGTGACATAATTGGTGTCAGTTCGGAAGAATCGTTTGACTGTCATTTTGTGGTCGAGAACAGCCATTCCTCTGCCGCCCATGACACGCACCAGGAATCCTGATTTGCCGTATGTGGCAATACCATTAAATTCCTTGATGCCCTTCTTGGCGTACTTTTTCGGCACCTTGACCGAAATGCCTTTTTTCTGCTTCAGGCTCTTCGCTCCAACTCGGTGGATAATTTTAGATCCTGCCGAATGGGTGGCGTAGATGATACCGTTTCGGACACAAAGGTCATTAGCGTGTCCCAATTTCAGGGCACCCGACACTTTGACCACTTTCATGGTCTTGGCATCCAGTTTCACGATTTTGATGCGGTGCGGTCTCCCCTTCTTCTTTTTCTGTTCAAAGGCGATATAGATGTATTCGCCGTCCGCGCACGCCCCTTGCGGGACTGTGAAATGTTTCAGCCTTTTCGGGGCGAGTGACCTGATATCCTTCGAAATGATTTTCGTTTTCATGATTGCTCCAATAAAATAAGCGGCACCGGGTGAAACCGACAAATACAAAACACAAATAACTTATTGATTCCGATGCCGCATTATTAACGTTATAGTGGGTTAAAATCCACGCCGATATATTTACAGATGGCTTTCGCCAGTGCTTTGCCATACTTCTCGGACTTCTTGAGGTGCTTCAAATCGGCTTTGATGGCACCCGTTTCGAAGATGACCGCAGGCATGTCTGTCTGTGTCAGTTCGTATAGATCCGGGCGTTTCGAAAGGCCCTTCCACTTCATACCCATGTCTTTTGCAACGGATTTACCGACCGCTTTCGCCATCTTCTTCCCGCTGCCTGACACATACAGAGGCATCACGCCTTTGGATGCCAGTTTGTAGTCACAGTGCACGGACATGTACATTTTGGCGTTCTTGATGTTCGCCCACTGGACGCAACTAATCATGTTTCTGTTGTTGTTTTTGTCGGCATCCGTCAGCACCTTCACTCCGCTATTTCGCAGATATCTAACCGCCACTTTCGTGATGGCAAGCATCAAGTCCGCTTCGGTATGGGTGCCATAGACGCATCCGCAGTCCCAGGAACCATCGATGCTTTTGCCATGCCCGCACATGAGGGCGAAAACGTCCTTCTTCTTGTTCCAAGTCATTTCGCATCCTCCTCCATGTCACCAACATAAACCTCGTGACTGTCCGCCACTTCGTCCACCGTCAGCTCGTTGGGTGCGTCCACTTCAGGAAGGCCTGTGGCGATGGAAGTCAGAATGGACAAAATACCCGCCAGTGCAGATGCAGAAAGCACCACCGACCAATTTACATCCGTGATCAATGCGGAAGTGCCGATTGTGGCAATGGCGGTCTGACAGATGGTGCGAATCGCTCTGATGAGTGCCTTTTCCAAAAACTGTTTGTTCATAAGAATCACCTCTTTACTTTATGAAAGTTTTAAGTAAGTTTTCTTGTTGCTCTTTTAACTTATCCGTGTCATTCCCGGTCAGGATGTGGTTTATCAGTTCTGCCATCGCAAGCCCGATAACTGCGACTTGTTCTTGCAGTTCCGTCTGCTCATCCTCCATGTCGTCCAACCTCTGTTTGTCTCGTTTGAGCATTTCTTCATGTTCTCCTAACCTCGTTTTCGTCGATGTGAATGGCGTGAGCATCCATTCGATGCCCTTTAATCCGTTGACCAGTACGGCAATGCCACCGAGAAGGGCGAGACCGTAAATAATCCATTCCTGAAACTGTTCCATGTTATCCGCCTTTCAACATCCACATGGCGGTTCATTCATTCCGCCGCCTCTTCTTCCTCTGGTGCTTTGTCCAGCTTATCCAGCTCCTCGATGACCTTCCGCAACTGTACGATACATTCCGCCGCCTTGAGGATGTCGTCTCCTGTGGGGCTCATGTCGTGGATGATGTTGTGGATGGTCATTAAAGTTTGTTTGATGTCCATTTGCTCCTCCTTTATTGGTGTGTACCGTCTACGGCTATCCATGAGATGGCTGGTGTTCGTGCTACGCTTGTGGCGTTGAATATCCTTACTTCAAACGAGTCATTACTTATAGATTTGACCGCCGCCGTCACATTGCCGAGCTGGTAGTCTTTACTCGTGCTGAAAAGGCTGACCACCACACCGGGATTGACCGCAAACGGGCCGCAACCGATGGTGATGTCAAGGTACGACTGCGCTGGAACGGAAACACTTGAAGTGACTCCGCTACTTACGTTGCCCCTGTTCAGCACTTCCCTGTTGTAAGCATGATTCCCGTCAATGTAGGACGAATACATTTTCCCTACAACGGTAAAACTCCCGACCGTATCGCCAGCCAATTTCGCCAGATAAGCGGTCGTTCCGCTCCCGAGAAAGCGGATTCCCTTCTCGCCGTAAAGCGTCAATTCCTTACTAGTGGAAATCTGTGGCTGTGGGGTGGTGTCCGATGTAAGCCCAATCTTGAACAAGTCCGCCGTGTACTGTCTGAACAGAATGCCGTTAGATGGGTCAATGTTTATATTGAACTTTCCGCTCGAACTCGACCCGGTCTTTCCGAGCTGAATCCCGCCGTTACCATAGACGGCCATCGGGTCGG